CGACCCCATCCTCAGTGACGAGCAAGTTGCCCGCATCCGCGCCATCGGTGCCCCTAGTCCAACCTCCGAGAGACGCAAGAAGCCCGCAAAGCGCACTTCCGTTCACCGACGAGCAGCTAGCGAGAGCCGAGAGGAAGATCACCCAGATGCGAGCGGCAGCCCTGATCCGCAAAGAGCGCCCACCAGCGATCTGATAGACAAGCTCACGGCAGAAGGCGCGAAGTCCCGAGGTTTGGCCGCTGAGTTGATTCGCAACATCGGAGAGAAATTCGTTCATCTCAGGAAAGAAGGCCGCAGTGGCGCGTGGGCCGACCTGGAAGATGAATTAATGCTTTCCGCGCACGTCATCATAGACGCCGGGATCATGTCACCGAAGGACTGGATTTCTCTGGCCATAGATATCGAACAATTTAGGAAGAGTGAGCAAGGTTCCTCCATGCCTCCAGGGGATTTCTTGGCGAAGTGGCTGTCAGAAGATACCGAGGCGGTGGCCTGATGCCTCCAGCCTACGTTGGATATGAGCCTGTTTTTATTGGCACGGAGAGAAAGTCATCTCCCGATCTTAGTTCTCCCGACCAGGCAATTTGTCGTCAGATTGATGAACTCGAGCGCGTCAGCATGTATGAGCGCGACAAGCATCTAGGCCGAGACTACTTTAAGGACCTGAGCCAATTCTACAATCTGGACTCCGAGACATCGAACGTCCCGAGTTTCCGCCCGCAAGTAAGAATCCCTCAACTTCAAACTTTGGTGCTGAACGAAGCGACCGACATCACCGATTCATCGCCGAAAATCTACATCACCTCGGAAGGCGAGCGCGACAAGGACCGCGAGAAATACTTCCAAGCTAACTGGCGGCAAGGCTGCTATAACAACCGAATCCTCGAAGGCATGATCTGGGCCATGATGTCCAATCTTGGCTTCCTTCAGATCGGATTCGATCCAACTGCACGCAGAGGGAAAGGGTCAACTTGGGTGCAGGAGCGAGACCCCAGCACAGTGAAACCCGATCCCTACGCCAAGTCCGACGCCGACTGGTCCTACCTGATTTTTGAGGACTGGATGTACATGGACGAAGTAAAGCGGCGCTGGCCCGAGAAAGGTCGCCTGGTCCGCCCGCACCTTCACGTCTCAGACGCAGAGCCATTCGCAAGCGTGGAAGGCACTCTGGAGTTTCCTGAAGCAAGTCCGCTGTCCCAGCAGGGAGTGCAGGACAGAAAGATATTCCGTGACAACCGCGTGCGGGTAAGGCATTGCTACTTATTCGACACCACGCGCGAAGTCATCAAGGACTATGCCGGAACAAAGGAAGACATAGCGGAGTTGGTTCACCCGCGCTTTCAGTACAAATACCCGGACGGCCGCTGGATCACCGATTGCGAGGGAGTCGTCTTGGCGGATGGGAATAACTGGTGCCCTCAATTGCCGGATGATTACCTCGGTACTTTCCCCCTGATTCGCTTGCGGGCCATGCCCACGGTTACGAACTTCTGGGGACCTCCGCCGATCAAACTCTCTCGCAGCCTGCAGGAACTATCCGAGAAACTCTACTCCCAGACTTTCGAGAACGTCGTCCGCATCAACAACGGTGTCATCGTAATCAAGAATAATACTGGGTTGGACCCTCAGGGAATCGGCTGGCTGCCTGGTGAAGTGCTGATGATTAACCAGGGTAGCGACCCTCCGCAAGTCATTGCTCCCGTGGCACTGCCTCAGCACATGCTCACGCTTCCCGCTTCGCTGCTTTCGCTTCAAAAGGAACTCCAGGGTTACAGCGCAGCGAGACAAGGGCAACCAGGGCAGGGAAACATCAGCGCCGATTTGTTCGATGCTGCGATCTGGCAGAGCCAACCACTCACACGTTTGCGCGGGAGATTGCTCGCAGAATCTATTCAGAGACTTGCAAGTATCGTGTTCTATGTTGAAGGACGCTATAAATCCATCTCTGACAAGAGATTTATGGGAATTGAAAAGGGCGAAGCGGATTATGCTAGCTGGAACCCTATCGAGTCGATGGATGCGTACGATGCTTACCTCGATGAGGGGAGTCTGCGGGTTCTTTCTGGCGCGGCGCTCAAGAGCGTTGTGGCAACTCTTGCCAAGGCGCAACTCTTGCCGACTGAATATATTTTGGACACATTTGACATACCTAACTCCAAGGAAGTCGCGGAACAGAAGATGCGGGAATTGGAACTCGCGGCCCTTTCCCGGACAAAACGCCCAAGATAGTTATGCCCGATGCTTCAGTACAACTTGGCAAGATGATGCAAGGTCCCGTACCGCCGTCTCCTTCTGCGCCCGCTGCACCTCCAAGACCAGATGCTTTGCCTGGACCCTACATCACTAAACTTTCTCCAGAAGAGGAAATACAATTCAGGTTGTGGGCGTCTGATCCTAAGAATCGCTCTTTGCAGTATGTGTCGTCTCAGTTCCCCGATTACGACATGCGCGGTTTTTGGAAGGCAATGGTATCGGGTGATCCGAATGCGAAACGTGGTGCGAATCTCCATTTCCCTGATACGTATAAAACTCCTTACCACCGCTCTTTTTCAAAAGAGTCTAAGTATGCGACACCAGCCGCTCCCCATTGGATTGACGACTATCGGCAGGTCGATCCTCATGGAAGTGTGACATGGGATGATCGATGGAATGAGGACCACCCTCGGCCAGCATGGGAGTCTAAGTGACCGAATCAGACAGCTTCGTGTGGGTGAGCACCAGAGAATTTGCGCAGGAGTTTCGCAAGACGAATCGCACGGTTCAGCGCTGGTGCTCTGCTGGATTCGTTCTCTCGTTGGGTTACCGCATTCGCAGGGACGCCACCGGCCATTGGGAAGTAGGAATCCCCTGCACGGAATATTCCTTCCAGTTCAGAAAACGCGACATTTGCGACACAGCATCTTGACGTACTCCTAGTACCAATACATATTCCATTTCGTGCTGGATTTAGTTAACTCCCTAGAAATCGAAGGCCACAAGTTCGAGATTTTGAAACTCGAATCTGTCGGCGAACATTGGTTCGCGCAATTCGCAGTGGATAACCGCAAGTACCCGCCATTCTACGAGCCGAAAGTCAACACGCACGGCATGAAAGAGCAGGAGTTTCTGCGCCATATGCAGGCGCAATCCCTCACGATGATGCAGTACGGGGAGGAAGCAGCATGAGAACAGGTGGAACAAAGTCACCCAAGAGATTCCCTCCGCATCGCATGGGGGAAAAGACGCAGGCCAAGCGCATGGGCGGTCGGATGCGTGGTCGAAAAGGAATGCGGAGTTAATTTACCTAGGCGGGGGTCTCTCCTGAAAAGGATGCCTGCCGAAGAAAGGAGACAAACGAAATGGCCAAGGGTAAGCATCATGGCGTACGGCGTTCTCGCAAATCGCACCGCAAGTAACTGATTGGCGCGTAAAGCTGCGGAGGGGAGAGGCGATCTTCGGATCGCCTTGAACCCTAGGAGGCAAAGTGGAAGACACTCGCAAGGGACTGAAGAACAAAGCGCCGATGATGACCAATAAGCGCGTGGTTACCCTCACCCCCTGCAACGAGTCCTACAATGGTCCGCAGTACGGATTCTGTCCCGCAGCGGACGGAGAAGTACCGGCAGACAATTTGGGGTTCTTCAAGTTCGGAACCGAAGAAGTGCCGGATTCAGAGTTTCGCAGTTGGCCCGAAAAGGAGTAACTGATGTCAAAGAAAGCAGGGCAGTATCCCGACAGCTACGGCACTCGTAAACCCGGTGCGCTTCCCGACATTCTGGGACCCTTGAACGTCGAGTCCCAAGGCGACAAGCTGGTTCCTCCGAACGATATGGCCGAAGTCGGCGGAGAAATGGCCGATGGCGTGAAGTCTCCCGATCCCCTCGGACTGATCGACATGTTCGGAGACGGAACGAAGGGCGGCAAGTAATTGGGCGCTCCTGGCAACCCTCTTATGCAGCAGGTCATGGCTGCGTTGCAGCAACGGTCTGCGGCTGGAACTGGCACGCCTGGTGCTCCGGGCGTGGGCGATGCGGGAGGTGGTGCTGGGCCTGGAGGCGGGGATGATGC